AAACGCGATTTGCGTTGATTAATTTCTATAATTTCCCATTAACTGATTAAGCGATTAAATGGACGCACAATTCTTTAATTATTTTTTGCCAACCATTAGAAGAAAGATGCCATATCGTTTGCGCAAGGTTCCAAAGAAGGATTTGTATTGGGTCGTTGGTCCTGATGGAAAGCATCACAGCAAAGAAGGATTGCCCAAAGAGCGCGCACAAGCGCAGATGCGCGCATTGTATGCTTCTGAAAATGAGAAGTTGAAAGGCGGTCAAGAAACCAATCCATTTGACCCAGCATTCGCACAACAAGAAGTTGAAAAGTCACGCGCAGCGCTTCAAACCGGCATTGCGCAACTGACCCCGGAACAAGTTGAAGCCAATCTTGGTTACATTAAATCTGAACTGGCTCCAACAAAATTCACAACACGTGAAGCGCCAACGCAGGCGGAATATGAGAAGTATGCTAACGCTTACAAGAAGCGCGGCCAGGCACCGCCAATGACCTTTGAGCAATGGCTCGCATTTCAATCGCAGCGCGAACTGGGACGGCAGAAAGACTACACAGGTGTATCACAAGCAAAGCGCGTGCTGCTCAGTGACCTTGGTTCTGTTGTTGCGCAACGGGAAGAGGAAGCGTTCCTGGCGGCACAAGAGGAAGCCCGTGACCCAACTGTTGTTTGCCCTTACGGCAAGGACAACAAACGCCAGAACATCCGCGAGTTAGTGAAACAGTCAGAGTGCGCTCGTCGTCAAGACCAGTTCTTCTACAATGAAAATCCAACGCTTTACAACGCCAACAAGTACTTCTTCAATCCTGTTGTATCTGGACTAACAAAGATAGCGGATGCCGCTGTTGAATACGGGTCACAGTTCTTGCCTGGCGTTGGCCAAGTCGCAGCGGAAGTGTATAAGAACTTTGCGCCACCTGGAAGCCAATACTACGGGCAGAACTTGTTGGTAGGTCAGGGTCACTTTCACCGCGTGTCGGTGCGTGGTGGCGCAACGCACCGCAAGAACGTGCTGAAGCGCCTGGGTCTGGAAGACAAGTCTTACAGCCTCAAGGAACTCTCAAAGGCTTCATCCGTGCCGATGAAGATTTTGCGTGAAGTTTATAAACGTGGAATTGGAGCCTTTAAAACCCAGCCTTCGTCGGTGCGGCTCAAGGGTTCGTTTGTGAAGAACGTGGATGCGCCAATGTCCAAGAAGTTGTCCAAAGAGCAATGGGCCTATGCGAGGGTCTATTCATTTCTGGACGGCAATCCAAAGCACGATGAAGACCTGCGCGCAAACAAGGACCTGAAGGGCGGTTCCTGGTGGATGTCTGCTTTCAACAAGGCCAAGGAACTCGCCAAAGGTGTGGTTCAACGCGTCGTGGATGTGAGCAAAGGTGTGCGCAAAGACAACTATCCACCTCGGGTGAGGAAGTTAATCGGGGAGATTGGGGAAAGTCCCATTGTTGAAATCAAAGTTCGGCGTGACCCCATCAAAGGGATGCTCAACACTGTCCTCAACTTTGTGACCCTTGGAAAATGGAATGTGATGCGTGAAAAGTTGCCATTTGATAAAATCTTCCATCTTGGTCTTGAACTCACAATCCGTTTGAGCAATGAGAATGAAATGACCAGTCGGTATGTGTTGGAGAAGAATGAGGTCATCAACATTGGACCCGCCAAGGCTGTTACAAAAGATACTGAGTTCTGGCCTGTTGGAATGAAAGGCTCCACCACCTTGAACGCACTCTTAGAGGGCGGTCAGCGTGTGCTGGGTTCAAACTTTTATGTGTATGATGCTTTCACAAACAACTGCCAAGACTTCATTGCCGCGGTTCTTCAGGGTTCAGGGTTGGCGACACCGGCCTTGACGGCTGTTGTAAAACAACCGCTGGACAATGCGTTACAGACGGAACTTCCCAGTTACACGGGGAAAGTTGCTCGTTTCGCAACCGATGCCGCCGCTCTAGCCAATGTTGCCTTTGAAGGGCGCGGCGCTGGCGCGCGTTTTCAAGCGCAGTTGGAGAAGGCGGGCGTGAAGCCTCGTGATTACTTGCGATTGGCTCAACGCGCAGCACAACGGTTTGGTTATAATCCAAAGAAGATTGATTGGTCAGACAAGGCTGGGAAGAAGTTGATGATACAAACTCCAGGCGGTTTGAAAGTTCATTTTGGTGCTGTGGGACACGGAGATTGGCTTCTGTACAAACTAAAGGGCGAGAGTGAATATGCGGATAAAAAGCGTCGTGCCTATCTAGCACGGGCGACCCGCATAAAGGGCGATTGGCATTCTGATAAGTATTCCCCCAATAATCTTGCGATAAATGTGTTGTGGTTTCCAAAGGGGAGGTAGGGCAACCGATTGTTTGAAGCCTGTCTAATGTTAAACAAGTTGTTATTGTCGGTATGTATTCAAGACCTTCCATTTCTAATGAAGGGTCTTGGATTTCAAACAATTGATTTAGCGTGCTTCTTAAGCGAGGCGCTCGGCCAGGCTCATCTTGTGACGACGGCCACCGCTCATCGCCCCACCGCTCACTGCGCCACCGGCAGCGCCGTAGCCAACAGCGCCCAGCGCGCCCTTGACCTTGCCCATCACACCATCCTCGGGCAGTGCGCCTTTCAGGGCGCTGATGGCCGGCTTGGAGCGCTCGTAGAAGTCCTTGGCCTTGGAAAGAACGTTGGCCAGAGACGAGAACGAGAAGCCACCCACCAGGCGGTCCAGTTGAGGCGCACCCATCGGGGCCAGGGGCGCAGAGATGATGTCCTGCTCGGACAGCACACCCTTGATGATACGGGAAGACCCGCGGATGCTCTCAAAGAAACCGCTATTGACCGTGATGACGACCAACTGCGCGTCGCGGTCCGCAAGGGTAGGGTTCGTCACAGTCAAGTTGAACTGGAGCGTGAAGTTGCCTACCAGGGAAGGGGCCTGGCCCGACTGGAGCGTGATGTCCTGCCCAGGCTTGAGCACCAGCGCACCGCCGACCAGCGGGATAATCTGGCCCTGCTGGCGAGTGGGGTAAGAGCCAGAAGCCGTGTGACCCAGACCAGACCAAGAGTTCCAATCCTGCTCCAGGCCGTTCTTCACCGACATAAAATACAGTTGCTGGGACGTGACGGACGACAGCAGACCTGAGAAGTTATCAAAGTTGATGCTGATAGGCGACACATCGTTGGTGCGGCTCGTCTGAACCGGGAACACCCAGTCGCCCTCCGTGGCCGAGTAGGACGTGGGGCGCGCATAGATGATGAGCAGGTCAGGGATTTGCGGCAGCGTGATGGTCTGGGACTGGAGTTGCTGAGAAGTGCCCGCCGCAACCGTCACAGGGTTGGAAAGGTACCGAGGGAACTCCATATACGGCACTACCGATTTGGGGGGTAGGGGAACATCAAGGGAAGGCGTGAGGAACGTCACGTTGATGCGGCTGTTCGTGAAGACGTTGGACGACGGGTACGCCACAGCGCTGATGGCGCGACCCGCGCGACCCGTTGAGCGGATGACGCGCGCCGGGCTGGAGTTCATATTCATAATCAACTGGATGTTGTTGATGCCAAACAGGCCGGTATCCATCTCGTGCTGGTCGGCAAACACAAAGGGCGAGAGCACCAGTTTCTCAGTGGAGCGCCACTGGATGTAGATGGTGTAAGGGCCCGCCGCCGCCGCCGCGTTATAAACGGGGATGCCATTGACGGCATCGTAGTTCGCACCCGCAAAGGCAGGGGAAGCCGTGCCCAGGGCAGCGCCCGTGGGGCTGGTGAAGATGAGTTGCTGGAAAGCACCGTTGGGCACCTCATCATACGCCGAGGAACCCTCGTAGCCCGCAATGGGGTTGTTCAGGGTGCCAAACGCATCATCGTAAGACTGGTACTTGTCCAACATCGTCGGGCAAGTGCGCATCAGGCGATTGCGCTTCTGGTCGGCCAGACGGAGCACCTGATACAGAACGTCCTGCGTGTTGATAACCGCCGTCGTGTCGTTGATGGTAGCAGACATCGTGGAGCACAGGGAGTTCAGGGGGAAGGCCGCCAGCGCAAAGTCGCGACCGGGGACTACGATGCTGTCGCCCGCAGCAATGGCACCCGTCACGGCGACCTGGAAGGACAGGGCGACCGTGGAAGACCATTCCAGCGCTCTATCAACAAACACGTTCTCAGACGGGACGTAGATGTTGTAGGTGTGCTGGGAAGAGGTGGCTGCGATAGCGTTGAACGGGGCGTTCGTTACGGAAAGCGCACCCTTCTGGACGGCATAGACCGGCCGGCGCTGGACAATGCGGCCATCAAAAGTGGCTAGTTTCTCAATGTCAGCCATTCTATATTCTGGTTCAACAAAGTTTTTTTTGGCAAACTCTCTTGAACGTTTCGCGTTTTACGCCAGCCGGCGGTGTTTGAACATCAACTTAAAATTGACTGTTCCACCGTTCGGGATTGAAATCGGATACAGTGGGTTGTTGAGGCGGTTGCGCCAAAACACTTGAATATCAATGTTTCGGATGTCCTGCTGGGAAGGGCCAAAGTCACCAAGGCGGTATTCGGCCGTCGGGGTGTAGTAGATGAAAGAACGGTATGCCTGCGCGCCCTCAGGGCTGAGCGGAACGGCAATGTCCGTGATGATGGGCACGAAAGCGCTTGCCGTCACACCGGCGCTGTCGCCCAAGTTGTTTTCACCATAGATGACCGGAGCGCTCACCTGCTCTGCGCGGATGGGGATGAGCGTTGTTGTGAAAACGATGGAGCCAACAGGCGACCAAAGGTTA